GCCCACAGCCGCGCCCTGTCTGATGCCGTTGGGTCAGCGTCGATCCTGTGATACACCTCCAGACTGTGCCTCAAGACAGTGCAGTTCGGCACCTGCCCGCCAAATCGGTGGATTCTGCCTAGGCACGCCGCCACCCGCTCCGGATCGTTGCGGATTGCATCCGCCAGTTGTTCGGGTGTTTGGATAAGACTCATGGCCCCTGCCTCTCCGCGTTGTCCTCAATCAGCCTCAGCCGCAATCCTCGCACGTCGCCCTCGATCTTCGCGATGCGACGTACCACGTCACACAATGTCCGGTTGATCCGGTCAATCTCCGCCTGCAGATCCACAGGCGGTTCCGGTGTCGGTGTCGGTGTCGGCTGCTCCGTGTCGCCGTCCACATAGATCCTGATGATAGCCATCACTGCACCCCCGCCGCATTTGCCACGATCGTTGCCAGCCCTTCCTGCCGTGTCGTGTACCTCGCATCAATCCACCGCACCACCTCGGGCGGGAGTTTGACCACGCACGTGATCGCTTGCACTGAATGCTTGCGGGGTCTGCCCATTGGCTTTTTCTCGGTCTGCTTTGACTTCTTCATCGGTCTGCCTTTCATCGAGTAAACACACCTCGCACCGCTGCACCTCCCACGGGCACAGCGGCTGCCTGCACGTCTCACACAGTTCACTCATGGCTTCAAAACTCTTGCCGCCAAAAACCCCCGCCAGCCAGTCCGGCGGGGATGTCATGTTGCCTCAATTGCCCGCTGCAGGTCGGCTTTCATCATCCTCCAATTGATTCCCCAACGATTTGCAATAACGCGGCCCTCTGGCCCAAGAATTGCCAGCTTCACTCCGCCCCGAATCCTCGTCGTGAATTCAATCCAGTAGCAATGTTTTCCGCTAATCGTCACCTCGACGTATCCATCACAAACTGCGTCAATCGTGTAGGTTGCTGCTGCCATGTCCTCAATCACCGCCCCGCAATCCGCGCACACGGTTTGCGGGTCTGATGTTGTTGGTAGGCTGATGTTGTTGTGTGGACAGGTCATGCAACACCCAGCAATTCAAGGGTCATGCCGTCGATGCAATATCGTTCGCCGTCGGCTGCCAGAAACTCTTCGTATCCGCTGTTGACCAAATCCATGATCTCGCTGCCACCGCGTCCGGCTCGCATCTCACGGACCAGCTTTGCAAACTTGCGAGCTGGCATCTGGAAGGTTTGGTTGCCGGCGTACAGGTAAATGGTTGCTGTCTGGCTCATCGTTCGTCCCCTCGTTTGTTTGGTTGTCGTTCACCACTGCGTCAGATCATACAATCATTTTCGGAAAGTGCAAGCCCGAATCTGAAGTATTTTTGAAAAATAAAAAGCCCCCGGCAGAACGCCTGCCGGGTGTTTGGGGTGGGTGTGTCAGCCAGCCAGACCTTTGTGAACGTCGCTGGCCAGCGTGTCGAATGATCCAGCACCAACAATCGCGTCGAAGGCCGTCTTCGCGTCAAACCCGGCATCCACCAGAGTCTTGATAACCAGCGAAATCACAGCGTTCTTCGATGCTGCGTCCGTGCCAACATTGATTCCCAGAGAGCGGAGGAAGCTAACTGCTGCATTCAAAACTTCAGTGTTCATCATCATTCTCCCGGTTAGTGTTTCGTTTCGCGGCCCTCACCGCGATGGGTACAGAATACACTATCGGCGCAGGTTGTCAACCGTCTTTCGGACAATCTCGAAAGATTTTCGGAAACTACTCGACCGGCTGCGGCTGATTCACCCGCCACGTGCTCGGATGCCTGCGTTTGACCGGTCGCGGTGCCGGCCTGCCGGTCTTGCGAAAGGCTGGCACAAACCCGCTGTCTGTCGTTTCGCTGGACGCCGGATCGGGCAGAAGCCCGGCGAGAAACTGCCGCATTTCCGGCGTCCAGCATTGCTGCAAATGATTCAGGACGTGGCAACCTGCCGTCAGTCTGGTCAGTTCCTCCACGCTGTAACGCTGCTGAATGCGGGCAAAAAACCCGCGCGTCCCGTATGGTCTGCCGCGATAGGAATTGCCGTACAAAACTTCCCACAGCAACGTCTGATTGTCCAAATCGAACTCAGTGAACAACGCCGCCAGCTTCGCCCGCTCGACCGTATGCGGAAGGTGTGTTGCGTAGTCGTGCTGTGGCCTGCCCTTCGCCCGCAGTACTTCCATCGACTGCCACTTCCTGCGCTGCCATTGGTTCGAATTGTCGCGCGTCCATGGGTACGCTCGCGGTGTGTCCAGGTCATCCCATGAAGTCGTCTGGAGCAAGTACACGTCATCCATCATCCAGACGAATTCCGGATCAATCTCGGGGTGGCTGGACATGGTCCGCATCTTCGCCAGCATGTCGCGGAATCCCCTATTCGCGCACGGCCCGATTCGTGGCTGGTCAATGACGTGACCACGATACCACGGGGGACGATCTCCGACGATTGTGGTTTTCACGGGCCCGTCAAAGAATCGCTCCACGCTGCGCACGCTCCAGCGTAGTTCGTCGCCGGAAGCGCCACCGTGCCAGTACGGCCAAACGAACTGGGTCGCTGATGTTCGGCGTTTGACGGTGCCGCAGGTGCCGCAGGAACGCGGGGCGGGGCGGTAGGGTTGGGATGTCGCCGCGGCCAGTCGTGCCGAATCACTGAGGTAATCCGCGTTCTGTCGATAGGGGCATTCCGTCGTACAGAACAGGACCGGCAGCCGTCCGCTGTGCATCATGTCCTGACTGTTGCCACACTCGACGAAGTCGCCGACCGTCTGCCCTTGCCACCTGCACCGGCTCATGCGGGAATCACCTCCAGCGTAGGCGGTGGCCATGTCGCGAACAGATACGGCATATCCCAAAACAGAATAGGCCAGTTTGTTTGCGCTACGGTGTCGCCTGCGAAAAACCGTCTGACGCATGAAACGTACAGCGGTGGCGTGTCGCGATGCACCAACCAACTCCAGCGGTAGGCAAAATAATTGTGCTGAGTGAATGTTGAACCCGGTGCACTGACGCAATACGACCATGCATAGTACAGCGCAAAAAACGTTGTGAACCCTGGCTGGCCGTCGTCTATGCTCCACGCCTCCAGTTGCACTCGCGGCCTGTTAAGCGGGTCGTTCGCGCACGGTGCTGCCAGATCGCAATTGTACGCGCTGACGTTGATTCGCTTTTCCGCGCTTGCCCAGCTCTGGCAATGAATGGCGTTGACCACATTGCGAACTACAGGCCCTGTGTAAGCCGTCAGCAGATAGCCTTTGCCCGGACTGGTCAGCGTACAATTGCGAAATGACGGATAGCCCAGCGGTGGCGGTACGATGTTGCTGTTGAACGTGAACAGCGAATGCGGAATGTTCACGCGCCACCGCGTCGGGAAATTGATACACGCCCCGCAATACTGCGGTGGCACGTCCACCGATGCCGAACTGTTTGACTGTGCCAGACTCGACGGCGTATCCACCGAAGGCTCTGACGCCACAATGGATTCGCTGACCTGGTCCAGACACTGACACCCGCACCCAATCAGCATCTCACGGCCCTCCGGTGCCTGCAGACGCCTCTGGTTCTACGCTCACCAGCAGACTTGACGCACCTTGCGAATTCGGCCCGCAGTCGGCTGCGTATGGCTGCCATTCGCCGTCGATCCACTCAATTTTGATGTACGTGTCAGCGTCGATCGAGATGTTCTCGAAACGATTCACCACCGTGACCACCTCCCGCGTAACTTCTAAATCGCCGTTGCTTTTCCGCCGCAGAATGTGGGCTGTTGCCGTTGAAGGATCTTCGAACATATCGTGGGCCGCCAGCAGGTCAGATTGAAGAATTGCTTGACGGTTTAGTGGGCGCACGACCTGCTGCCCAATCATGCGCGACATCACCGACTGAATCGCCTCGGTCAGCCCATTCAGCCCCGCCGCTGTCAGCCGCTGCCCCTTGGCGAACCTCTCGGGGTGCTTATCGCCCTGCGTCATGATTGCGCCGTCCAGAGTGTGTTGAAATCGAACTTTGCAAACATGGTGTCCGATGAATCTGCCGACAACACCCGGTCATAATCTGCCGTGTCGTCACGCCACTGGTGATTCCAACCGTACACTGTGCTCCCGGATGCTGCGTTTGCGCCTCTGGCGTTGCTGGCAAAGCCCTTCTGCGCCTTTGCCGCAAATCTCAGGACCAGTTTTCGCGTGCTCCATTGTGCATCTGTGCTCAGTGTCACTTCATCGCTCAGTCCCTCAAACAGCAACGTTTCCGGCAGAAATGATTGCGGGCTGCCCGGCAATCTGAACGCCGTTTCATTTACACAGCCTTTCATGTTCTCCAACGTCACCCACGGCACCACCTGCACCTGGTGCCATGTCACTTCGTGCGTGCTGACAGGCTCCGGAATCATCGCCGTCACGTCTGCCGGCAGTGCTTTGCTGTCCGATTCCCACTTGCAGCTTCGCCCGGGTACCGTGCGAAATTCGATGTTGCTCTGCTGCGTGTAAGTGCACCACGTGCCGGCGGGTAGTGGTGTCGGGTCGTTCGGGTCTTGCTGCTGCTGCTGGTCACTCTGCAGCGGTGCATACGTAACCGAGATTTTCGCCAGTGTGTCGTGGCTTAGCTGCTGCGTGTTCGGGTCGTCGATCGTTGCCTGAATGGGCTTCGGCGTCAGTTTGTCGATCGTAAACCGATCTGCCAGCACCCCCGGCCAATAGGATGAATACGATGCCGGCAGGCCAAACGGCCCGGACTTGAAATGCTCGGCGATGAATGCCCAGCGGTCAGCCCATGCCGTCAGAAAAATGCGAGTGAATGACAACTCCCCGGATCTGCTGCCGGATTCCTGCGGGCTGTCTTCGTGTTCCGTGAATGTCGGGTATGGCATGTTCGTTTATCCCAAAATCGGAACCAGTGGCAGGCCCGTGATTCCTGCGGAAATCGCCCGCTGAACTTCGAGCGATTGTTTCGCCAGCTCCACCTGCTGCTTGCTCAGTTCTTCCTGCTTCTTTGGTGCCAATTGATCTTGCAGCCGCTGAAACATCTGCAAAGCTCCGCCGCGTTGCACCTGCTGTGCCGCTGCCTGTGCTGCCGCCTGCGCTGCTGCAGGTGTCCCCGGTGCACCGCCCGCAAAATCCACCGGCGCAAATCCTCCGCCCTCTCCGGGTGGTTTTGGTGCGTTCCGTGCTGCCTCGCGCTCAGCCCTCGCTGCTGCCAGTTGTGCGTCGATGTTTTCCATCACGCTTGTGGTTGCTGCTGAGGTCTCAGGAGGCCTGAACCCTGTAAACTCCTGCATGGCCTGCAGCGTCGGTTCTGGTATGGTCAGGACTTCATCAGACAGCCCCAGGGCAAACGCAATTTGCTCCCCGAGTTGCTGGCTGCCTCGCTGCATCCGCGCCCACATATTTGACGCACCCGTGGCAATGTTGCTCATGGCCGTCGACGTGTTCGCACTGATCCAATCGAGTGCCGCCTTCGCGTAATTCGGGATATCCTCGAACAGGCCCGCCCACAGGTTGCCCATGTCGGCCACCAATGACCCAACCACCACCCCGATATCGGCAAAATAATCTGACGTGCTGGTGAACCACTCGCCTGTCGCGGACAGCATCGTGCCGAATGTCCCGCCCAGGCCATCCATGCTCTGCATCGCACTGATTGACCACTGAAGGAACTGATTCGCGTAGGGTAGCACCTTGCCACCTATTTCAATCGCCAGCAATTCCAGATTCGTCTGCGCCTTGGCAAACATGCCGGCTGTCGATTGCGCTACCTTGTCCTGAAAGCCGGCCAGCCGCCCGCTTCCGGTCGTCAGGTCGCTCAGTGCCTGCTTCACCATGTCTGCAGATATCGCACCGTTCTCCATGTCCTTTTTCAGGTCGGACATGCTGCGGCCCGTCTGTTCTGCGATGACGGCCAGCGGGCTGAAACCTGCGTTAATCAACTGCAGATTTTCCTGACCCGTCAGCCGTCCGGCCATCTGCACTTGCGACATGGCATAGGCCAGATCCTGCAGCTTTTCTGTGCTGCTGCCGGCCACCTCAGTCATCATGCCCATAATCGGCACCACCTGATCCGATGACATGCCCATCCGCATCATCATGCTGGCAGACTTCGCCAGATCCTGCGTGCCGAACACCGTTTTCATGTCGATGTCACGCAACTGCTGAAGCATGGCCTGCGCGTTTCCGGCGGACCCCGTCAGGACTTCGAACTCCATTGCAGTCTGCTCAGCTCCGGCTGCCAGCGTCATCATCGACGTTGCACCCTTGGCAATCCCTGCCGCCGCAAACAACTGCCCCAGTGGCCCTCCCAAACTGGTCAGGCTTTTCAGTGCAGACCCTGCGCGGCTGGTCTGCGTTGTCAGCCCAGTCATCGCCTTGGCTGCTTGCCCGGCTGCGGACTGCACTTTCTGCATACCGTCAGCGGAAAAAATCACCTGTGCTTCTTGGACTGTGACGGCCATTATCTTACGTCCTGTTTCTGCCAGATGTCTTCAGGGCACCAACACCCGCTATACACTAAAGCCTGATACATGGTCAACCGGCTGATTTGCTCAGCCGTCCATCCGTACTTTTCTGACAGCCCCCGGAAGATTGCCGCCCACGGTACCGTTCGACGTGACGGCATTGTCACGCCGTCGCCGGTCCCGTGGCTTCGGAGTTTCCCAAGATGTCCTGTTCGTGCACTTTGTGCATCGCCTCAATAATCTTCGCGATGTCATCAAACCATGCGATAAAATTGCACCCCAACTGAATGCCCTTGTCTGCAGGCAACGCTGGCGGGAACTCCTGCGGATGATGCGCCGACAATGCCCGCCAAACGTTCCACGCCAGCCCACGGAACGATCGGTCAAACCGTTCCTCATCCTGCATGGTGGCAATCAGTGGACGCGCAATCGCATCTGCCGCAATCTTCAGTGCCTGTTGTCGCACTGCAGGATCTGTGATCGACTCAATCCCTGCGTAAGGATTGCCCATTCGCATCAGCATGGCCTCTTCCTTCCGTGCGTATTCCGCCAGCGGGAAGATTTGCATCTGATACGTCTTGCCGTCTTTTGTCAGTGTTGCGGTGCGTCCACCGCAAAGATTAAATAACCCGTCCGCCACGGTTTCTACTCCTCAAAAAATGGTCATGCAATGATGTCAAACGCTGTGCCAGACTTCGCCGGCAACCCCTGCCCGTCGAATGCGTAATCAATCGCCACCGGATCTCCGCTGTCAGCGTCAAACGTGATCGGCCCAACTTCGGTGATGACGATGGTTCCGTTGATGTAGTCGTCTGAGTCTGCGTGGAACTGCGCCGCCACTTCGTCACCGCGTGCCAGTGGCTGCGCCCCGCCAGCATGAAGCATGATGGTCACAGTGCCAGACCACTCGCCCACGCCAACCGTGGTCTTGCGCCAGCCGCCTGTGCTGTTCGTGGCGTACTTTGCAGACGCGCCGCCGATCGTCAATTCCCACTTGCCTGTGTGGTCAACCTCGGTCGGAGTTCCGCCGGTCTTGAACGTCATGGACTTGCCGGTAAACGGTGTTCCTGCTGCCATTGTATCGTCTCCTAATTACGGTTTTGCGGTTGCTGAATAGAGAATACCAATTTTCAGATTTGTGGCGGTTGTGGCCACACCCAGAATCGTCACGAAGTCGCCTGCAGCCAGATCGGCATAAGGTGCAATTCCTCCGGCGTTCACACTGCAGACATAGACTTGGCCAACAGTGAAGGCCGAATTGAATGTCAGGTTTCCGCCGTAGCAGTATTGCAACGGCTGCCCATCGCTCGCCCCGTGCAATGCAATCCCGATGGCCTTGGATGATGCCAAGACATCCGCGTCGCAAGGCTTGAGTTTGTTGCTGGCTGTGGTGTCTGCGTAAACCGGCTGCCCGGCTGTCACCGTCCCGCCGGCGGTGCCGTATCCAATCAGGCTCGTGGCAGTCTTCACCACGCTCGCCGCTGTCACTGAAACGTCTGCCATGCCTTAGACTCCCACGTGCATCAGATCGAACTGAACCGCCGTCGTCCAGACGCCTGTCGCGTCGTCCTGTGTTGTTGTCATTTGCCCGGAAGGCTTCGCGGTCGCAATCTCCACCGCACTGCCTGTAAATCCCTGATTCTGCCAACTGCTGACGGCCTGTTGTGCGATGGCTTTGCTGCGGTCGTAATCAATCGACATGCAACCCAGCGTCAATGATGTCCGCCAGCCCTGACTGCTGTTTGTCCGCCAGGCTGGCTCACTCGCCGCATCGAACACCACCAGATCGTCAAAGTATCCATCTTCGTCCGCGTCATCCTCCAGCGTCTCTGCGTACTGGTCTACACTGGCCACCAGCCTGTCAACCGGGACAAGGTCGCACAGTGCAGCCGTCGCGGCCCACCATTCGCCGATTGCCCGATCAATGCCAGTCTCTGCCATTATCTCACCGTCGCCTTTTTCTTGCCCGCCTGTGGCCTCAGTTGCTGCTTCAGCGTGTTCCCGATTTCAGCCCCGAACATGTTCAGATTGTTTTCCACTGCCGGTTTCAAAAATGGTCTGCCTTTGCCGTCTTGTCGAAACTCCCACATGGCCATGTAACCGGCCACCTTTTTATCAACGTATGTCCTCGCCTGTGGCTTCTTGCCCTTCATCCTCAATTCAGCCGTGATCGACTTCCGGCCTTTGCCTGTCCGCATCTTTGGAGGCTCGCCCGGCTTACTCGCCCCACTGCCTTCCTTCGCGTCTCCAAACGCTGCTCCAGATGTGTCAGCATCACCGGACAACGTCAGCCGATTGAATTGCCGCTCCCTCGCCCTTTGATCCCGTCGTGCCTGTGTCGCCGCCTTCTTTTGCTGCCGTCGCCTGTCCCTCAGTGCCCGCTTCGTCCGTGTCACGAACTGTTTAGCGGTCTTGCGTGCTTTGCGTGCCTGCTTGACCGCTCGCCGTGTTTGTTTTGCCGTCCTTTTTGTTGCCCGAATTGCCGCTCTGCGTGCCCGCTTTGCGGTCTTCCGTCCAGCCCTTGCCAGCGTGTTGCTGGCCAGAAACTTTTCCGTCTTCCGTGTGACTCGCTGGATTCGTTTTCGCGCGGCCTTAACTCGCCTCGCCACGGCCTTGTTCGCCTTGGCTCGCAGTTTTGCCACCGCACTTTTACGCCTCCGCCGTGCCACCGTTTGCGGCCTCCTGTTTCAGTCTCGCCCGCTCCTTCAGCTCGGCTCGCTTCTGCCGTGCCCGTGCATTCTTTCGGTCCCGTTCCTCTCGACTCGGTCCCGTGAATTTCCTGCTCACCATCTGTTGTGCAATGGACCTGCACAACTTCGCCGCACGCTCAAGACTTTTGCCGGTCGCTGTCTCCAGTGACCGCATCAACTCCGGCCTTCGGTCGACCTTTTTTATCCTGACACTCATGTGTCACACCGGCTGCAAATCAGATAGGGCAGATCCACCCGATTGAACTGGTTTTCCAGTCGTTCAATCCGATACGCCTCCCCGTCTGCATTTGTGACCGTGTCAGCCACATTCACGTCTCTGAGGCTCTGCAAAATGCAGTAGTATTCGCCAACCATCGCCCGACGTTTGCCGGACTGTGTCGCGGATATCTCAGCACTCGACATGAACCACTTCGCGCGAACCTGCGCCACCTCGGAATCGACAAACTGCCGCTCGGCCTTTGCCGGCCCTGTGGCTGCTCGTCGCTGCTTCAATGCCACAAACTCAGTCAACTGCAGGTGGCAATAAGACCGCTGCAAAGCCGTCTCTGCTGGGTCGGTAAACAGCACCACCCACGTTGTTGTCACGTTGCCCCGCTTAACTCGGAACGTGTCGCCGGCAGTCACTGCTGTGGTGCTGGCTGGCGTCCAGATATGTGCCCTCCTGATCGTCTGCCGTTCGGGCTGTTCGATCAGTCGTACGGTGCGGGGAATGACCACGTTTGCGGAATTCGTCCACGATGCCTGCTCACCGAGTTCATCGGTGTTCAGGATCGCGCAAACGTCTTCCGCAAACTGGTCTCTCAGGCTCATCGTGCGCGGCTCGGCTGAGGTGTGGTTGTGGCAGATTCTTCCAGCGTGATGAACTCACGACTGGCAAGATTCTGCACCATGACATCATCGACTTCGTTGACGGTCAGTGTGATCGGCTTCCCGTCTGCGACTTCCAGAAATGCACCCGTTGAAAGACGGCTGCGGAAGTGTCGTTTGTTGCTTTCCTTGTGACGGCCTTCAGCCGCCTTCCCCAGTCCGATTCGATATGTTGGCATTGCCCAAATCCTCCCGCCGAAAAGATGCTGCCACCGCATGGCGGATGCAGTGGCAGCCGCCGGCAGCCGTCGCTGCCGGCGTTGCTCAAATCAAACCGCCGTCATCAGGTAGTCAGCGTGCAAAGAATCGAAGTCCACCATGCGAAGTAACCGACGTTGTACCTAGCCTCGGTCATGAACTTCACGTCCTTGATTTCAAGGTCGTCAATGCCCTTCATCATTCGCGTCAACGGCTCGCGTCGCTGGAACACGAAAGGCTTCACGGCCTCGCCGGTCTTGAACAGGTACAGCTTGACATCGCTGGTCAGGTACGGGCTGGAAACGATGTTCGGACGATCGACAACAACGTTGCTGCTGTTGCTGATCAATTCCGATTCCAGCGCGTCATACACCAGATCCCGCAAGGCCAGCGGAACCAACAACGTCAGGTCATTCAAGCGGCCAACCGTCGGGCGGTTGTACAGCTTGCCCTGATCGTTCTTGAAGGCCAACATCGTCCGAATCATCTTTCGGATTGCGGTTTTGATTTCCGCCACGGTCGGTGCTGACGTGCTGGCAACGGTGCTGGTGATGTCGTTCGACTGGCTGCCGCTGTTGCCCCAAACGTGGTCAGTGTCGAAAAAGAACTGACCATCGAAGCACGCGGTGCTTTCGCCCTGCTCCAGCACAGAAAACCACAGCTCATCAGGATGATGCGCGGCTTCGATGCCCAACTGTTCCAGAACCGGCCCGTACTGTCCGAGGTTGTCGTCAGCAAGGTCGGTCTTCTTGATCAGCAGGCTGCTTTCCCAGTGCTTGTTTTCCAGCACGAAATTCGCAGCCCGCAGTTCGGAAAACTGACGCTCGCCCAACCACTCACGCATCCCCGGCATGTTGCCGATCCATCCGTACTTCTCGGATGTCCGCACGCTGGAAGCGTCGTAGCAGACGGTCGGATAAAACGGAGTCGCTGCGGCCACTCGGTTGTCAAATTTTGCAGTCAGATCACGCAGCTTGACCTGTGCTGATGCAATATCAATCGGCATTGTCGAAACCCTTTCAGGTCAAAAATGATCAGCCCAGAACGTCAATCATGACATCCATCTGAGTTGCGGAAACGTAGTTCACAGCCCGACCGATTCGGGATGCACTCGTGCTGGTTGCGGTCGTCGTGAAATTGTCCGTGGCGTAGATCAAATCTCCCGCAGTCGCCTGCGTGAAACTGGTGCCAGTCAGACGGAAAACGCCCTCAGTCCACAGCTCCACGACCTTGTCACCGGCACTGCCGCCGCTGTTGTCGCACTGCTGATACACGATGCCCGCAAACGCGTTCGCCCCGGCGTTGTCGTCATTGGTGACGTATCCAGTGGACGCATCCCAAAAGGCAATCGTGTTCTGATACAGGTTCACGGCTGCTGCTTTGCACTGGACGATATCGCCAGCGTCCTGCATTAACACCACCTGATTCGCTGTTACTGCCATCGGTCAATTCTCCTTACTTCTGAAGTGGTTCCAGCCCGTCATCAATCCGACGGCTGCGGATGTACTGATCTTCTGAAACGCTCAGAAGGTGCTTGTGCTGTGCAAACTCGGCCCGGTACTTCGCATTCGGATCTGCCGGCGGTTCCGGTGCTGCGTCCAGCACACTGCCCCGCTTGCCCATCAGATCTTTCAACGCCGCTTGTGTTTCCTCGACACTGAATCCAGCATCAACGAAGGTGTTGAACCTGTCAGCATGTCCGGCCAGGTCGCACAGTGCTCGGATCTTTTTGCAGCGGTCGCGCTCGACCTGCGCCAGATCGGCTGTGCTGCTGGTGACAATTTCAGGCACTACCTCGACGGCAGACAACTCGGCAACCGGCTGTGTTTCCACGGCTGGCTGTTCGGGCTGTCCAGGCGTCTCTGCAGGTGCCTGCGGCTCGGTTTCGTCAGCCATCGGCTGCTCTCCCTTGCTTGCAAAATAGCGGTCCAGAAATGCTGCAATGCGGCCCCGGACCACGTCGGGCGGTGCATCGCCAAAATATGTACTCAGCAGGGCGGTTGCCTGTGCTGGAAGGTCTCGCAAATCGGCCTCAAGCGAGAACATGCCGCCGCGTGTCGCTGCCGGATCGTCTACCACGTCGCCCGCTTTGATTGCCTGAAAACGCATCGGCCACATGCCACGCTCTGACTTTGGCTTCGTGTCGTTCGCAGCTGTAAACGCCTGCAGGTCTCCCTGGTCAAGCTTCGTGGCCAGACTCACCCCAAACGATTCCGGGTCTGACTCCGCCAGATCCATGACGTAGTTCCCGAGGTCGCCCTGCGGACTGGTGAATGCAGCGTCCGCGATGTGCAGGTCTCCGCGTAGCGTGTCGCCGTCAATCCGCAGATTCTTCCAGCGGCCCAAATAGCTGCCCATGCCATCGGCAGACATATTCGGGTGAGTGAATCGGGCTTTCAGTCCGTTCGGGCTGCGTGTGCTGAATGACAGTGCCTGATCCAATGTTTTCGCGTCAACGGTCCACGGTCTCACCTCCGCGTCGTTCAGGTTTCCTACCTGCATCAATGACGCACCGAAAATCACGTTCGCCTTGCGGTCAACTCTGACCGGCGGTGCCGGCAGTCGATCGGTGCGGAACATGCCCGGATCTGTCAGCGTCTGAATTGTCTTCATTGCTTGTCCCTTGCTTCCATCTGCCGCTTGACTTTGTTGCTCCATGCCTTGCCAGCATCTCCGCCCCACAGTGCCCACGCAATCCGTCCGTTCGACGGATAGCCCGGTTCACCTGGGCTGAATCCCTCGCCCTGCTTGTCAACTTCGTGACGGGCGAAATAGCTGACCATGCGGCCAATTGTGCTCGGACTCATGGCCTTGCCGTTGCTGAGATCTCGTGCCCTCGCAATGCCGACAGCCGTTCCGCCTCGCTTATACTCACGTCGCCATTCAAGGCCCTGCTTTGCTTCGGCTCGCACACCTGCCGGCGGTCTGAAATCGATGCCCGTGTATTTCTTTGCCACTGCCAACGTCGCCACACTGTAATCCGCTCCGCTGTCCTGTTCGTCGTCATCCGGATCGTCTGGCATGTCAGGCTGGTCTAACTCCAGATCCGCACGATACGCTGCCATGCGGGCTTCCATGTCGGCTTTCGCCCGCTGCTCACGTTCAATCTGCTGCAGCGTTTCGTCGAAGTCGCGGCCACGGCTCGCAAGGCTTTCCGTTTGCGTCGTCAGGCCTGACTCAATCGCCAGAATATCGGCCTGCACTTCCTTCTGTGGATCGACCCACGGCCAGCCCGGCGGAATCCACTGGTGCTGTAGGAAATGCTCGCGGTGCTCCTCGTACTTCACCGGATCGACCGGCAAAACACCCTGCACAACCGCCCGATCAATGAACCGTGCCCAGACTTTCCGGAAGACTTGTTCAATCAAACAGGACTGCCACACCTTGAAGGTGATTCGCCCATCAATCAGGGCAAGACGCCCGCCGCTGAAGTTGTTCGTGAACTGCTTTGCCAACAGCTCGTAAGGATACCGCAGGGCAGCCGCAACCCCATGCAATGACCACTCCACATACGGAGCCAATGTTGTGCCCGGCCTTGCCGGGTCGCTGAACGTGATCCCTTCGCCCTCAGCCAGATACTGAATCGTGCCGGGTGCCAAGTCTTCGAGATTGCTCCGGCTTCGGCCAGCGTCGGCCAGTGTCGCCGGGTCAGTCACGCCAGTGACGAATGCCCCGTGACAGGCTGCCACCTGTTCGGCAATGAGGTTCGCATACACAAAATCCTTCAGGTCTTTCAGCTTCGGCATGGCTGGTGCCAACCACGGAACGCCGCGCAACTGCCCCGGCGTCTGCTCCTCGTAACAGTGCAGCAGGTCGTCCAGACTGACCTCATTTTCCCGCAGGTCGTAGCCGTAGGAATCATTCGGCAAGGTCTTCGTGACGTAGGCTGCAATGGGCTTGCCCCTACCGTCCAGTCTCAGCCCCAAACGCCGAACGGCAGTAGGTGCCAGCGGTCCATACCCGAACAGCGGGATTCGCTGCGGGTGAATCACTTGAACGGTCAGCGTGACGGGCTTTGCTGGGTCATCATCGTCTGCCATGTGCAGCCACGATTCGCCGAAAATCGCGTTGCACCGCTCCAGCATCCGCTGCTTCGTGTGCCAGCCCTCAGCTTCGGCCCATTTCTGGAACAACCATTCGGACATGACGCGGAAATCTTCGGCCTGCCGTGGTGTCAGGATGCCGCGTTCCGGCTGTACTCGACACTGCGGACGAATGCCCACGCCGATGACGTTGTCCACTCGCCCGTTGATTGCAGATGCCGCGAACACGTCGGTGCGGTACAGATCCACCGCACGGTCAATCAGCGTCTCCAGCTCGGACTGCAATGCGTCGTTCGTCGTCAGCTTCGACGCCAGCCACTTTTCGCCGCGCAGACGGTCGTGGTCTGACGCCTCCCACGCCGTAAAACGCTCTGCGGCCCTCTGGCTGATTGCCAGACGCAGTTCGTGGTCAACACGGGCTTTGACGCGCTTCGCCGCCAACACGGGACTCACAGCCCCGATAATGCGGTCCAGCCGCGTAGGCTGTGCTGCGTGTTGCACTCGTGTCTGCAGGTCAGACATTGCGGAACCTCACGAGATTCCGAGACCGACTCATTCCGCCCGATGCCTGCCGTCTCAGGTCGGCAATTCTCGCGTCCAGTTCGGCCAGCCAAGTGCTGGTGGCTTCCTTCTGGACCATCTGCCCATCGACGGTATAGCTGACAACAGGCGCACCGCTCGCCAATGCACCCTCGACCTTGTCGCGGATGCTCTCGAACAGTGCCAGGCGTTCTGCTGCTGATCGTGCCATGATGCCACTGTCGCAGCAGCTCGGCAGGACTTCCAGACGGGCTTTCCAATCGTCTGGAAGTCAGCGGGTTTTCAACCCCTCCGGATGACGGTCTGGAAACGATTGCCACAACCACAGGCCCGGTACTGCGTGCTGAACTCGCCAGTGGTCGCGGTGTGCTGAACGGGCGAAAACTGACCGCACTGCGGGCAGGCTCCACAGCCCGGAATCCTGTGTGGTGGCGTGTAGTGTCGCTTCACGTATGCCGGCGGTTTCAGAGGCTTCATTTCCAACCTTTCACGAATTTTTCGGCCTTTTTGCCGGAAATAACGCCGGTTTGCGGTCTATTTTCCGCAATTTTTTCAGCTCGTTTTCGCTCGAATTCTAACACGGAATGGCCCACAAACGCCAGATAACAGGCGTCCAGCAGGTGATTCCGCGTGAATGTCTGCACCCATTTTGTAATCGTCCCCTTGCCGACCTGAAATTCCTGCACCTCGCGTTCGGCTGTGAGTTGTTTGGCCACTTCCATCCGGCCTTCGGGCTTGTCCGTTCGTGGCAGCAACAATGCTGCCGCGCTGGTCGCGTCAACACTCAGTGCCTGGTGCACTCGCCGCTTCCAGTGGTCCGCATTGTTCTGGTACTCACGAAATCGCTTCGCACCGTCCACGAATGCGACATCATGCCAGCCCTCGCCAATCCGCAGTGTGACCTTGCTACGGTCTTTCGGTGCGTGGTACGTGGTGCCGCTGTGCTGCTTGAATCCGAACCCCTTGCAGGTGTTCCATGTGCTGTTTGTGGCCACAATGCTGCGAATCAGATCCGTTTCCCACCCTGCATCAATCATCACAATTTCCGCCGGCTTCTGCCCGCCGTTCTCCATCTCCCAGCCGGTTTCGAATTTCTCCATCAGTAACCTGACCGCCTGACGAATGGCCGTCGGCAGATCGGTCAGTTCTCGCTGAATCGGTTCGTAACCGTAATCGACACAAAACGGCTGCCCGCTCGTGTCATGCTTCGCCACAACGAACCAGTCCAATTGCGCCGCTCGCACGTCCACACCGGCTGCAATGCGGCTGCAGTCTGCCGGGATCAGCCCCCGCCGATACTGGCTCTGGCGGTGCATCACCGTCTTCCAGTCCAGTGGTTCCACCGCCGTCTCTTTCTCTTTGGCGGGTAGTGCCCATGTCCACTGCAGGATTTCGCGTTCGCTGTTGTCCCGATCGACTTCCCGCATTCCTCGCCATTCGTCCGCCCCGACAATGCCGGCTGTTACGAATGTGTTTGTGGCTGCTGAATACCGGAAACCCATCGTCTTCGTGGCTGGGATCTCCCCGTGCACAGATCCATCCGGCAGGATGACCTGCCCACGGTGCCTCAGTCTGGCTTGGCTCAACTGCTGAATCCGCTGCCCGTCGTCAAACAGGATGCCGCACGCAGGACAGGCCCACCGGCTGGCAATCTCCGCTTCGGCCTCAGTTATGGCCTCATGGTAGCCGATCAAATTATCTCGGCTCGGTGCGATGAACTCCCCGCAGCTATGGCAGGGGAAAACCACCTCGCCGGCGGTTCCTTGGCCCCATTCCTGCCAGATCCGTCCAGTCTCCACCGTGACCGTGGATTCCAGATAGATCCGTGCCTGACCGCTCGCACGGTACGCACGAACACGGCCCTCCATCTGCTTCAGCTTTGTGGCTTCGTCAGACTTGCCACCGACTTCGTCCAGGTGGCTCACCTCAGTCACGACCAAAACCGGCCCTGTGAATCCCGCACGCTTGCTGTCGTCTCCACCAGCTGAGATGAATTTGAGTGCTGCCCCATTGTTGAACTGAATCAGGCTCGGAGTTCCGCCGCCGCTCCCGCTGCCCTTGCGTGGAAGGTATTGTGCGTACCGGCTGGCCTCGATTGCCGGCCTGATGTCCATCTTCCACTTGTCCGCCGCCATGTCCATTGTCGGCAGTCCGAACAGAACTGTTTGCACGCGCTCAAACAGGTGATACAGAATCGGGATGACGACGAATGCCAGGGTCTTGCCGGACTGCTGCGGACCCGTGCAGGCGTACCGGAAAAAATGGCCTTGATCGACGATGTCAAAAAACAGCCCGTGTGCCGGCTGTCGCGAGACCCTGAACCGCTGCCCTTGGTACGGTCCGTCAGGCAGGATGATTTCGTCCTCGGCAAACTGCCGCATCCCCCGATACGGTCGCAGGATGACGTGTCTGGCGAATACGTCACGCAGTGCCGCCGCTGACGGCTTCGCGTACAGATCCCACGGGATCTGATGTTGTGGTGTCGCCATGTGCATTTGTCAGACGCTCCAATCCCTGTAAGACCTCCTCATTTGCTTCCTGTAACATTGTCCACAAGTCGCTTCCAGCCACCCTTTTCAAGTGTTCGGCGAATCGTCGATACGGTCCCAGAATCGCCTGCACAGTTTCCTCGAAGTCGGTCAGCTTGACGATCTGCCCCCGCTGTTCTGCCAGCTTGATTTCTTCCTGTTGTGCTCGCGCCAGCCTGTACCGCTCCAGACCATCGGACTCGGTGCCGGCCAGCATGTCAGGATCTGACGGGACCGGCTGCGCCTCTTTCCGCAGGTACCACCAGACGCATCCGGCGTAAATCTCGATGTTGTTGTCTGAATCAAACTCTGGGAAGGTCGGGTCGTGCTTAAACTTCGTAAGGGTGGGGGAAGTCACCCCCAAAACACGGGCAAGCTCAGCCTGATTGCATCGTTTTTTGTGTCCCATGGTCTTAGTTACCAGATTCGCACACTGAAAACATCAAAATTTAGGGATGGGTAAAACCCGCTCGCTGCCACCCCCCCTCCCGGAGGACCCTTCTCATTTTTGGGAATTCTCAGTTTTGGGAATGCCAGTTTGGCAGGTGCCATTATGGCACACCCATAGGGGTGGCGTCTCATGGCAGGGCCTTCAGCACGAGCACTCTCAGGCGCGCAACCTCAGTGCCTGCAGATGTCGTAAACGTGATTCGGATTGTCGCGCTGTAATCGTCATCATCGTCGCCTGCAGTGCCTCCTGACATTAGCCACGAAACACCCGTGTTGGCCTCTATTGTGATGGGATTACCGAACTGGTCATAGTCGCTGACATCCGTACCAATCACTGCCAGGCTCGACATTGTCAGCAGTGTATCGTCTGACGTGATCGACGTTACCCCTGTGATTGTTCGGCCTCTGATTGCCTCGCCCAAATCAGCGTAATACGTTTTTGCCTCGGTCGTGTAATGCAGCAACACCTGATCAGTCAAACAGCATGTCATCGCCCTGACTCCATTGTGACGACTCGGGATCTGTAACCAGCCACACCAACACGGCCACGACATCCGGCCACGTATGCGCGGCCCCTGAACTCAGCAGCCACACCGCCAGCAAACACCAGAACAGGCGCAACACCCTGATCCGCCAATGCCCTGCCAGCAGCCCTGTGGCCCTGGCTGGCGAATCCCCGCATGATGAATCTGCCTGTGCTCATGTCATGCCTTGCTCAGTGTGGTTGTGCTGCGATTTCCTGACGCATCCAGCCCGCTGTAATCGACCGTATACGTGTTCCCGCCGATCGTCAACACATACGTTTCAGCTGCCGTTTGTGCATCGCTGCAGGCTCCTGCCAATGCACTCAGGCAGAAGGACACCCGATCAATTGCAATCAGCAGATTGGCCGCCGTTGCAAGTCCGCTCTGAATTTCCGCCACCGAATGCACGTGGCTGGTGGGATCAATCAGCACCGTATCCCCCGCGATTGGTGCAGTCACCAGAGGATTTTCGAGAGTCACTGTGATTGTGCCGTCGCCATTGTTCACCGTGTTCACAATCGGGCTGTTCTGCTCCTGACTGGCCCCCGAATTCATCCACAAGACAGACCCAGTCAAGGCTCCTGTCGGATAGTCTGCACCGCTGATCCGGAAGACAGTCGTGGTAGGCGTCGGGCTGGCAAGGATAGTGCCCTCGATGACCGTGTTTGACTTCCTCAACGTGTCCATCAATTTCCCGAACGTCCCCGCCGTCGTGTGCCCTGAATACGCCTCATCCCAGACCGCGTCGGCAATCGTTGCTGCCGTCGGTGGTGTGACTGTCAACGTGTAGCCCGTTTTGTCGTTGTTGGTGCCGACTGTGACAGGACTGGTAACGCTGCCAACTGACCCCGTAACGCTGCCAACAGATCCCGTGACACTCCCCACAGCTCCAGACACACTGGCCACCACCTGGCTCGCGCTGATTGTCGTCCCTGTCAGTGCCAAAGTGCTTGAGGCCGCTCGCACCTGCGACCAGTCGAGGCCAGCGTAGCCTGCGACGTCGCTCACCGTGGTGACCACTGTCCGCTCTATTGAGACGTGCCCGGACCGATACACGGCGACGATGAAGTGCGAGGCGTTGGTCTCGCCCTGCGTAGGCACATAAGACCAGATCCCACTGGTTGCGTCACAGCTCAGCGTACCGGCCCCTGCGGCCCAGCTGCCGCCGGATTTAACTCGCACCGAAGCGCCAGTCGTCGCGAGACTGCCGTCCGTTGTGCTGACGAGAGACCCGACAGAGATCTCCGGCGGGCTTGCTGCATTTCTCGGGTACACTAAACACCTCCGCCGATAATCTGATTCTGCCGTCGTGCCCAGTATGCCTTGAACGCCGCACCCTCACCAATCGCCAATCGTCGCAGCGTCCGCCGCCTGCGTGCG